TCTTCCATTTGATTATCAAGTGCTGATTGATGATAGTGCATAAATGAGTCCATTATAATTCCTCTATAGTTTCTATAACCCATTCCCCTGTATATTCAGTTTCAACATCAAACTTATTTATATTAGCTCTCGCCTTGGAACGGGCTTCTTCTTTCGTTTTAGCTTCAACTAAAACAGTAAAATAGTTCACTTCTGAACATTCAATTTTGAATTGATTCATTTTTTTAACCTCTTTTTGTTAGTGATATATAGGTTGGCATATTTAACTGCCAATTCAGTTTCCTGGTTTGCTTCTGCCCATTTCATAGATTTATATATGGTATTGAGGGCATTTAACTCTAAATTCTTTATTTTTTTATCGTCATGTTTAGAATCTTCTTCCCATTCATACTGATCTAATGCTTTTTTAACATATCGGTATGCTGTAGATTCTGGAATGTTAGATTCAATTAATGTTTTTACAACATCATTTTTATCTAAATCTTTACGAAATAAATTTAAAGCTAAATCTATTGCTTCTTTTCTATCCATAGCTACCACAAATCAGATTTATCAAATCCCTCTATATCGTCAGTATAAGGATTTTCTTTTTGTATCTTTTCAAGACGATCCATAGCGTGTTGTTGGTACGAATCGGTATGTGAAGCTAAGTGATTTATAAGTTTGACAATAGTTACCTGATGATTCTCAGGTAACTTACTTATATGGCAATCCATAACGATAGTATGTAATCTTCTCATTTATCTAAACCCTCTATATATATCTTTTCTAGTGGATCGCTTTCTTCTCTAAAGGAAAAGAAATTTTCTCTTGTATCTTGTGGAATACAGATTCCTAAACCTGGATCGGATTGTCTTAAAAATAAATGTACTGGTGTTCTTCCAGTATTTACATCAAATAAATGATTCCATAGGTATAAACCTAAATCATTAAAAACTTTTAAAGGTAAACTTTCAAATTTACCATTTACCAGGTATCTATATATGGTGCGAGTACCACACCAATCAATACCTTCTAATTCAATTCTGTCTTTAAATTTTCCTTTTCTTATTGAACTTTCTTGTTCAACTTTAGAAAAAAGATTGTATTTATCAATCCACATATCGTGGATTCTTTGATCGCTATAACCCATTGAACCTGATCCAATGATTAAAACGTCTTTCTGAGAATTTTCAGTAATTTTCATTTTGGTTAGTCTAAAAAACTAAGTGCCTTACTATAGTACATGAGAAAATAGTAAATGTAAATAAAAAATTCTCACTTTCATAAAAATCAGTTTTTGCCTTTAATGATATATATGGTATTTTGAAATATCATTTATTTTGTAAAAATATGCAAAATTTCTTAAAAGTTAGTAGTAATAAGGAAATTACAATAAAATTAAGTAGTGAACAATTATTTTTCATTATAACTTGTTTATTAAAATTGATAAGACTTGATAAAAGTAATTTTAAATATAATTATAGGATTTATAAAATAATTGATAAAATTAGTTGCAAGTTATTTACTATTGTGTAACACTTATATATATGAGAGTTTAACTTATTCCCTCTCATCAAAAAAAAATGTCTCAAACACTAACATCAAATCAAGTTTCTAGTCCTTATGCTATGTATAAAGAAGAAACAAAAGTTGCTTTATTACCTTATGAAGTTTTAAGAGTAGCTAGTCAATTTGTATCTAAAGATGAATCAAAATACTTAATAACTGGGATTCATTTAAAAGTAAATAAAAATGAAATTCTAATTGGATCGACTGACGGTCACAGAATGTTTTACTTTCAATTTCCTAAAAATGTTTTAGGATTTGAATTAAAAAAAGATATTACTATTCCAGGTTCAATATTCAAGACTCAAGTTAAAAATGCAACTAAGGTATATATAACAGATGATTTAATTACTTTTCAAGATGAAGAAATAAAACTTTCATCTGTACCTTATAGAGAATTAGTAGGAAATTATCCTGATATTTTGCAATTAATACCAGAAAAATTTACTAATAATTTTGAAGGGAAAGAATTTACTTTTAATTGTGATTATATAGGACAATTTTGTAATCAGGTTAAAAAGTTATCAAGTAATAAAGGAATCACATTTAAT